CGGTTGTAACCGCACTTTTGGCAAAGGCACCCACTGCCGCACTACCTGCTGCAACTGCTGCGCCTATTACTTTCATTGAGGTACCTATGCCTTTTTTTGCCATCTGCAGACCATTCTCAAAACCGCTTGAGTCAAGCCCCAGAACCGCATCAAGTTTAAAAACGTCAGCCATGTTTTAAATCCTCAATCCCAAATCATTAATAACCTGTGCCGCTATTTCATCACCTGTCCGGGTGTCTACTTTTCCCCGGGGCTTTATTAAATCGGCATACCGTACTGTCAGGTACTTGTTTTGTGGCGCCAAGTTCAGACTATCAGTCACATAAATCCTGTATCCTGCGTCCTCCATTCTTTCCCTAATCTTGGCTATATAGTAATTAATGAATGGTTTTACTTTTCTCCTGTTTCCGTTGTAATCTCCGTAGCAGATCCAGAATGTTCTGCACTCGTTGTCTGCCCTAACTGCTGAAAAAAACTCAAAAGTGCCTCATCATTTAACAAATCCATTACCTGCGCAATACCTGAAATGATGTTAAATTCATATTCCTCATAAGGTGTACCGCTCATTGCCGCCAAAATCTTAATAATTGAAACCTGATGATTTTTAAGGAGGTATCTTACCGTTTCCATTCTGTTAAACTTCTTACCGTTAAATACCCTCATTATCTTTTCATCCTGTAAAATTAAAGATGCGGGCTCAATAATATCCGCTAATACATCAAGTGCTCTTTCGTTTTTAATCTCAGTTAATTTCATTCTTTTATCCTCCTGCCTATAATAAAAGCCACCCTCCACCACATAGTGAAAGGTGGCTAAAACCACTTATTACCGGGAAATTATTCCCCGTCATCCTCACCCTTGATAAAGATTTCAAAGGGTACTTTCTTCTGATCATCCATAGAATAATGGCCTGTAAACTCAAATGAAAACTGACCTTTACCCTTGTCTGCACTCTGGATCTGAAATCCTCCTGTTGAAAGTGCATTAATAAGATGAATAGCAACATATCCGCCCTTTTCATCACTGTTATCACTTGAGTAGTCACCTACCCACCATAAATCAGCAAAGTCAGTTGTCAGAATATCGTTACGAGGAATAATGTGAGTTGCATCCTCACTATCCACGTCTGCTGCACCGGTTAAAAGCTTTGCGGTTTCAGATGATACTGCAATAAAGGTACCGCTCATCTTAGCCTCCCAGCTTTCAAGTTTCTTAAGTTCTTTCATATTCTTGGGGCAGTTATCAATATCCTCACCGTAGTCCGAATAGGTGGGAGTTGCTGTAAAGTTAACTCCGCCTGATGTGGCACCTACGATATTACCGATTACTCCTGTTTTGGGAGTGAATGCATCCAAAAGGATACCTGCATTAATCTGTAACTGCTCAAATGTATCTGCGGGAATTTGTGTAAATCTCATTCCTAAATCCTCCAATCCTCAATGGTTATATTTAACTGTTTTGCCTTTGTGGACCTATCCGCCTCATCCTGGATATTCAAAACCCAAGGTGTACCACGTTTAAGCCACATCTTTCCGCCATCATAGTTAATGATTTTTCCACCTACTCCAATGGCCTCACTTATTTCTCTTACTTTTGCGTTTGGTTCAGCCTCTCCCTCCGTGTGGTACCATAACTGAACCGCAATATTTACGCTATCATCCCAGTTTCCACCGGTTCCCTCATAAGTCAGCCAAGGGAAATTTGTAACCTCGGGCACCTGCGTAGCAAGAAATGCGGGAAGTCCAAAAGATGAAAAAAAGTTATATAAAGCCGCCTCTCTTGTCATGTTGTTAAACTCCATTTCTCAGCTTTCACCTGCGTCATATCAATCCCTGATATTCCCGGGGAAACTATATCCCCTGCATCAGATGTAATCCTGAATATTTTTCCATCCCTTACACGCTTTATAACCTCGTGATACTCCAGCGCTACATTTCTTTTAGTAGTTACTGTATACACACTTGTTACACCCTGTGCCTGACCTATCTGTGCCTCCATAGTTGAGTCCAAAACCACTGCCGCCTGTATCTTTGCCCCGGGCATCCATTCAGTAATAAATCCTGCCTCTCCATCCGATACCTTGACCTTGTTAATGATTTCAAACTCTTCCATCATTTCATCTATCAGACTCATAATTTCCTCCAGATTTTCAACCTATCGGCAAATACTTCCTGCCATCCGGGGATTTTTCCGTTAACTGTTGCTTTGGTATATGAGTAACCTCCGAAACTTTCACTCACATATGGAGTAGGTTTATTCTCGTTTACATATTTCTTAATATCATTTACCAAATCAATGAAATCATCCGGGGGATTTACTGCGGTAATTGCACCATTAAAATCCTCATCCTTTAAATCAGTTAATGGATATTCCTGAATGCCATTATTGAATTTTGAGCCCTCAATAAGCACATACCGGGAAACAAAAGGGAGGCTAATGGTGCCGCCCTTGATTGAGAAAGAACCCTCTAAATGCTCAGCATCAAAGAAATTCCTGCAAATTCTCATAACCTCGTTAAGCATATTAGCCTCCTAATCAATTTTTACTATGATGCTGCGGGTGCTGTTGCTACTTCAGGTGCTGTTGCTACTTCAGGCGCCTTGTTAGCCTTTGAAGAGTTAACAGTAACAATAGCGATACCGTCAAGATACTCAGCCCAAAGTGTCATACCCATAATTGCGAAAGCATCACCAGATGCTCTTGAGTAGTCGCCCTCAGCGTGGAAACCAATCAGGTTGGTTTCTCCAGCTACTGTGTAATTAAGGCCAAGCTTTGCGAAAGCAGAGTCACTTGGATCTACATAATACAAGTCGATATTTTCAACCGGGCATGCAATTACTGTACCTGCGGGTATCTGTGCTGCAGGAAGTAAGAATAATGTGGAATAACCCATAAAATTCTTAACGTACTGAAGACCGAAAGCAGTCTGTACTGTAATATCAGCATCACCAAGGTAATCGTAAAGATCCATGATATTTGCGAAACCTACTACATCTGTAACTGTCTTTGACATAGCTGCAAACTTATCAAGTACAGCACCCTTTGCGATAGCAAGAGCACGCTGCCATGTTTTCTGATTGCCCTTAAGAGTACCTGTCTTAAGGAAGTTATAGAATGCATTGAGTGTCTTGTTCTGAAGTTCAACAAGGAACTGATCATCTGTTTTCTGTACTGCGATTTCAGCGCCATACTTGGCAACTGCCTCAACAGAAACGCTCTTAGCATACTTTTCTACTGTGATGTCACCGTAAGATACGGGCTCAACCTTGAACTGTGTGAATGTAATTTCAGCACCCTCTGCTACCTGGTTAGGAAATGCAGAGTCTACCATAGATGCCTTATAAGATACTAACTTTGTACCGGGTGCCTTTTTAATGGGCTTTGTAATACCGATAATTTCCTTGAGCGCATCCCAGTTAGCGCCAAATCTTGTTACAAAATCAACCTCTCTTGCGTTGATACCTGTGAACTGGTTTGTTGTTGTTGTTCCGGGCATTTTAATTTTCCTCCTAATCTTTAAAATCCAAATAATTGAGGATTATCCATAATAGCCTGCTGTCTTTCGGCAGCATCCTTTATGGCCATAATTTCCTCTTTTGTTTTCACGGTTCCTGAATTTCCTCCGGGTGGAGTTGTTGTTTTGGCTCCGTGTGTTTCTTCTGTTGGAATGAAACCATCCCACTCAGCTTTAGCAGCCTCGGTTAATGCCTCTGCATCCTTAAGATTTCCATCCTCATCCAGTTCAATATCTTTCATCTCAGTCATTTTAAGTGCCTTGGCTATAATCTTTTCATTAATTCCCAAGCCTCTTAACATTCCTGCATAGGCATCTGCTTTTGCCTTATTTGTATCCCTGGTATTGATTTCATCTTTGTAAGCCTCAAACTGCTCATGTTCCTTTTCGTACATTTCCTGCCATTTGTCGCCTGATCCCTTGAGAGTATTTAACTCTTTCTCTACTGCATCAAGTTTCTCGGCAGCAGTTTTGTACTCGTCTCTCTGTGCCTTGAGAGCATCTGTAGACTCGGTATGCGCCTCAATAATTGCAGATACCTGCTCATCAGCTAATCCCATACCTTTTAAAAAATTTCTTGATAATGCCATTTAATTCTCCTCTGCTTTGGGGCTATTCTTCGCCACGAATTTATGGTAATTTGTCCGTTACTTTGGACCTTGGTTATATTCTTTCATATTTCCCGGGCATTGTTGGGTAATCTTTTGCATAAAAAAAGAGGAGCATTTCTGCTCCTCAGTTCTCCAGATTGTCTTTAATAATCTGCTCATATTCTTTCATATGGTTCGCTACCGCAGGCCTTAAATATGGCCTTGGTTTCATTCCGTTTGTCCTGTGCCATTTACCCTTACCATCCTGATACGTCCAGCTCGTTCTGCGTCCGTCACCTTTTTCAGCATAGGCACCTGTACCAAATTCAATATATGGTGCATATTCCACGTTGGTACCAATATAGCACCTGCGTACTTTACCATCTACAATAACCTTATGAGTAATACTATTTCTCAAGTTACCGGTATCAACTGCCTTTTTTTCAGTTAACTGCACCTGTGCGTAACCCTCTGCCACCAGTCCACATTCCTCAAGTGCTCTTTCTACCTGCTTTCTCATAGCCTTAAGCACCTCATCAGAATAATCTGCCGTGATCCTGATACCCATTGTTTTACCCATAATTCCTCCTATGGATTATCTGAATAAATCCTATCATAAATTAATTCAAATTCCCTGCCTAAATCCGTCGGCTCGTCATCATTATCAACTATGTCATCCAAAACAAAATCACTAATTAATGACAAAAGCATATCTACATCATCCAAATTAATGGCCTCTTGTGCATCCGGGATTTTTTCAATTATTCTTTTTTCATCATTTTTCGAAATAATCATTTTGATCTCCTTTTAGGATTAGTCTGTATAAAGTTTCCCGTAAACGGATTAATAGAAACCTCTGCATTTCCATAAACAAATTTCTGACTTGCACCATTCTTTGAATACTTTATATTAGAAATGTTTGTTCCTGGATTTGTTAAAGCCTCAACCACGTCATCAACAGAAACACCCTCTCTCCTTTGTTCAACTGAACCTATTACCCTTTCTATTGAATGGTAAGAACGTGAAGAAATAGTAATACCATTAACCGTTGTTAATCCAATTACCTTTTCATTTATTTCTTTATCAGTTTTTTTGTATAAATCAAAATCTGCAAGAGGTGATAAATAGCCGGTATCAACTGCTCTTGTATAATTTTTATACAAGTTCTCAATTTCCTTTATCTTACCGCGCGCCTCTGTGGAAGTAAACGCCTCTTTAACACTTTTTATTTTTTCTTTTTCAAATACCCATTTAGCATAAGATGCCCGGGTATTGGCACCTCCGTTTAACGCAGTCATTCTCTTGTTGCCATTATACCGGGGAAGTATTGCCCTCATAGTACATCTGCAGTTATATACCTCTGATGGTTCCCCTCCCGGATCAGCAGGATACATACAACCATTTGGGAATGGTTCATCATTCTCAACCCTTACCCCATCAAGTTCCCTGTGCGAGTCTCTGGTCCTGCTATCGTTGGTTGCTATCCATTCTTTCTGCAAATATATACCCATAGCCTGCGCACGTTTAAAGGTTGACTGTCTGCCTCCGTTTTGTGCACTTGTAACCGCAGTTCTGCAGTTTCTTATTGCCGCATTCTTATTGGTACCCATAACCTCCATAAACTTATCCGTTAATTTAGTTATGGAATTTCCCTGCAGAATACCTGATAAAAGTGCATCCTGAATTTTCTGCGTATTCCAGTTATAATCCCGCTTGGGATTTACTGATAAAGTCCTGAACTCAGTATGGTTTTTGCCCTCGACTAATCTGCGCACTGCCTGCTCATTTACAAGGTTAAACGCTATGCCTGTGGCTCCCTCAATCTCATATGCTGCAAAATTGGCATTAAGGGTATAAATCCCCGGGGTATTATCATTGATATATGCCGCCGCTATCTGATTAGCCTGCGTCATTCTCTTGGCCATATCCGTTTTAAGGACCTGCCACCTCTCACCTCTACCGACCTGCGCATAATACCAGCTTTTAAACTGTGCATCCGTGTACTTTCCCTGTAAATATGCATCATATTCCTTATCGTACCGGGAGGCAAAGGATGCAAAATAATCGTTTGCCTCTTTTTGGAGTCCGTTACTTGCATCCTTGTAAATCCTGGCTATTTTCTTTTCCATTTGTGCCAGCTTTAAATCCGTGGCTTTATCTGCATAATTGGCCATTATTCAGCCTCATTCTCCTCGTTTAAGCCCTCTGTTTCCTCTTCCTCGGTTTCTTCCTCATCCACATCATCAAACTGCTCTAACTGCACCTCTGAGCGTCTTGCTATAACCTTGTCAGCCTCTTCCGGGGTAAGGAATGGCAGATGCTTAATAATAGTTTCCTCATCCAAGTAGTTAGCCGCCATTAATACCGTCTGCGTCTGCTCCTGCATATTTACCACTTTGTTCCAGATAAATGTAGGATTATCATTAATGCCCGCTAATTCTAAAATTTTCTGTATGAAATCAATTACATAATATTCAAAGTCCGCACACTTATTGTCCTGACTCTGATATGCCGCCTGAATTTCCTGCGTAGTCTTTGCGGCTGCGCTCAGCGTTTCAACATTCAATGCCTGGAAATCCTTGTATATATCCTTTTCAAGAATTTCTAACATTGTTCTGCGTGCCTCTACCGGGATTTCAAGAGTATGTGCCTCTGCACTCTGTCCTGCATCCGTATCAATCATTGCCGCCCTTACAGTTTTTATTCTCTGCACAAAATTCGCTAAATCCACATCATCCATAGCGCCTGTATTCTGTAATATCCAGAAGAACCCATCTGCATCATCTATATTATTTGCAAGGCCTGACTTTATATAGTCATAACAGTCAAGGCATTCCCTGATACCTACAAGTTCGCTTTCGTGGCTATCGTTGGCATATAAGGGAACAATGGGCAATACTCCATAGTTTTCATCCGTTACAGACTCAATACCTGTGGCTGCCGCCTTTTTAATCTTAACCTTGTAGGCTTTTTTTGCCTGCATCTCCTGGATATTATCAGATCCATACTGTACATACTCTGTATATCCATCAGGTTCGTACAATGTTGCCCTAAAATTGGTCTGATTTCCTACAGTTCTAAACCAGAACCTGATGCCCGCCATTAACTGTGCGGTTTCCTCGTCATATAACGGACAAAATCCGGGCTCCTTTTCGGTATTGGCATATCCAAATACCTCCAAATGGTCCAAATTCCAAAAGCCAAAAGCGGTACCTGATGCCATTGCCCTCTTAGCCGCCTTGGTTATCTGCTTATCAAAATCCTTACCCAGCTTTTCCTTGTTGTTTTCCTCCTGCAGTACAACTCCGTTACCTAAAACATACTGCACCTGCTGTAATACTAATCTACGGAAAAACAAGGTTTTGAGCTTGTAATTAACTGAAAAGGTATCCTGTATCTTTCTACCGGATAACGTATAAATAAACTTTTGAAACTGCTCTATGGTCAAATTATGCTTGTTATAATATGCCTCTCCTGCCTGTGCATCTTTGTAGGCCTGCGTACTCATAAAGTCATTAATTGCCGCCTTACAAAATTCTCCCCGGGCTTTTTCACCCTCACCTGCTTTTAACAGATCCTGATACGTTTTCACTCTTTTACCTCCCTATTCCAATCCGTGCCATACTTATTAATTATCAGCTTAAAATCTTCCAAATCGTGTGGAACAATGTAATACTTTTCCTTCCTTTTCTTCTTTTCAATTCCTACATGTAATAATTCGTGGAATATTAAAATCCTTTTCTGCTCCGGGGTAAAATTAACTGTATTGGGCTCAAATACAGTTATGGTGAAATCATAAGGCATAGCCCATTTGTTCTTATCCTGGACCTTTTCACACTCTGCAAATATTATTTTCTTGTTTGCTATCTTCTGATGCTTACTCCCAAGATACCCTATTCTTACCTGACTGTTTTTGATGTATTCCAGTTCAGGTTCCGTATTAATTAAATCCCGGGCATATGCCTCATATTCTTCTCTTTCCTGTCTAAAGTCCATTACATTAACATAGGCATATCACCCATGCCCTCCGTTTTCTTTCCTGCCTTAATTACAAGTTTCATAGTCTTAACAAAATACCTGACTGCATCCATTCCGTGGTCATTGGTTTTTATCGGTTTATCCTCACCTCTCTCGGCAGCTTTCTGATCCCAAGAATATAAACCAAATTCCTTTATGGTTCCTTTACACTTCCGGGTAAAAGCCAATCTCATACCTAAAAGCATTGTTATAACATCCGCTATGCCCTCAATAACATCATTGTCAGCACTGCGTACTTTGTAACCTCGTTTCCTTAATTCAACCTTTAAAGCGGCAGCAGACGGGTCAATAATGATATATTTGATATTCTCTTTCTTAACCTCGTCAGCCTTTAACATATCCTCTAATCCGTCAACCAATTCAGATACAGATTTCTCAGATTGTTCCTCCCTACCGCTCCAGCGGTTCTCGTCCAATCCAATCCACCTGTTACTGTCTTTCTGTTTTCTCCATAAAATAAAAACATTGGCGTTTTGTATACCGTAATCGGCAGATATTATATAGTCACCCTCCAGCTCCGGGATTTTATCAATAATATGATCCTCAGCCTTAAAGCACCGGTATATTATTCCCTCTGCCATTACCCATAAACCTAAGATGTAACGGTCAAAGAAAACACCTGTATACTGTGAGCGGTAACGTGCCTTTATTCTTTCGGATAACGTCAGGTTATCCTCCATTGTGAAGTGTAAATATACCAGATTTCTCTTTTTATGCTTTAATATCCAATTCCTATAAAACCAGTGCATTGGTCCGCTTGGATTACAGTTAAACCAAAACTTTGAACCATCCACAGAGCAACGTGCAGTTGCCTGATTTACAAATGACTCGGGCATCAGAGCAACCTCATCAAAAAACATTCCTGCCAATGTGATACCCTGTATTAAATCCTGGCTCCGCTCATCCTTACCACCAAACAAATAGAAATTATTAACTACATTTCCCCGGGAGATTATTACAAGATTTTCTGATTTCCTTTCCGATACCGCATAGCCTCTTGCCCTTAACTGAAGTTTTAGGGAACCCATTACATTACGCCTAAATGACTCAATGGTTTTCCCTGCCATTCCAAGGTTTTGATTATTAAAGGTATTCATAGCCCAGATAACATACGAAAAACCCATAGATACCGTTTTACCGGATCTAATAGCACCATCCGCTATAATGCCATCACAATCACCATATGGGCTATCCGGGTGCCACCAGTTCAGGACCATCTTTTGCCTGTCAGATAATGCTCCCCACTTAAATCCTGCTATTTTCATTCAGCATCCTCACTTGGTAGGAAATCACTATCATCCTGCATTTTTGCCTGTAATGACTTGGCAAGTGCATCCATTAAACCATCATCTGCCAAATCTTCCGTAAGTACCTCAATAGGCTTAGCCCTCCATGTATCAGGTTTGCGGTTCCTTAACCAAAACTCCTGCGCCTTTACATCAGGCACCACAGTTTTAGTTATTTGAGTACCTTTTTTTGTACCATCAGGCATAATTTCAACCCTTGTTTCCTCATATGAATAACCTAAAGCCCTCTTTAAAAGGGCATTTTCTACCATACGGTCAACAACTTCCTTACCTTTCGCCAAGGCCTCGGAAATCTCGTTATGCTTTAGTTTGTAATCATATAAAGTTGCTACATGAATACCCATATTGTGAGCTATCTGCTCATCTGTTAATCCATCTCTTGCCCAGCCCTCCAAAAGGATCAGGCCATCTGCTTTTGTCCATTTCTCCCACTTGGGCTTTGCCATATTTATTTCTCCTTAAACCACTGCTCATAAATCTGTGAGCTAATCTGTGCCATCATTACCGGGGGAACACTCATACCGCAGATATACTGTACATCCTGATTACCAAACTGATAGTCCTCCGGGAAACTCTGAATATGGATTTTATCCAAATCAGAAATTGCCTTACCATCTATCATGCGATAATATCCGCCACCACTCGTTAAAGTCTGCGGTACCCGATTATCCTGGACAATATAATTTGTATAACTTGTTTCAAGTCCTTTGGTCCGTATATTAATATCTGCCAGCCGCATATCACCCGGGCGCCTGTATTTCAATGTTTCTGCTGCTACAGTTCCCTCATTTACCGGTTTTCCCTCTTCCGTCCTGAAATCTCTATACAAGATTGGAGGTTCATCAAATCGTAAGTTTAACCGGGGAAAGTCCAAATCTTTCCTGTGCGCAATAAAGAAAACTCTTTCCCTGCGTTGTGGCACTCCCATTGTTGCCGCATTTAAAAGGAATATCTGAACCTTATAACCTGCCTCATCATAGGCCTTTATAATTTCATTTACATAGCCTTTGGCTTTTCCGCTTATTAATCCCTTTACATTCTCCGCTACTACAACCTTTGGCTGTAATGCTTTGGCTACTGCAATATAATAGAAAAACAAGTCATCAAGCCTCTGTGCCTCTTGCCCCTCTCTAAATTTCTTCTCAACTCCCCAGCTTTTATCCGGGAACCTGCTAAAGAAAAGGTGCTGCAAGGTGGGGAACCGTCTAATACATCCAATTCATATAATTCCCCGGGTAAATCTTGCGCTAGCAAATCCCTAATATCACAGTTAAAGGTATATTTAGGATTATGGTTAGCCTTATATATGGCCATTACTTTTGGATCTATTTCACAGTTGCCTATCAGCTCATACCCTGCCAATTTATAGCCCATTGATGAACCACCACCGCAAGAAAAACAACTGAATACCTTTAAACCATTCTTTTTAACTTTCTCCAAATCTGTCAGGTTCCATTTATATGGGAACTTGTGATTAGTTGAACCTGAAACCGCATTCCGGGCATTCATGTTTGAATTGCTCATCACCAAAGTCCTCCATAGTAAATTCTGCATTGGTATCAATATCCTGATCCATAGCCTCTGTTAGTTTCTCAAATCCAAATTTATAACCCTCAAAATCAAGGCCATCCAATTCCTCTATAAGTTTCTGATAATCCCAGTAAGAGAACTCTCCCACCTTGTTATCAAGTATTCTGTATTTGCGTTTCTGCTCTTCAGTTAATCCCCGGGCAACTATTACCTGGACCTTTTCGGTTCCTAGTTCCTTTAAAGCCTTATACCGTGTATGCCCTGCTAAAATAACATTCTCCTCATCTACTACAATGGGAGAAACATAAGTACACTGTTTAATACTCTCAGCCACTGCACTAACTGCCTTGGCATCTATTTTCCGGGGATTAGTTTTGTACGGTTTCAGATCCGCCAAATTCATCTCTATTAAATTCATTCCTCAAACTCCTTTCCGCATCTCGGGCACGTGCATACCTTGGTCATAGGTTTCATTTCTTTCTCTTCCTGTTTGGCTAAGTTCTCGGCCTTATCCATTAATCCGTCAATGCCAAAATCAAAGCCAAAATCAAGCCCTGCTGCCTCCTGTTTGAGTAATTCAAAATCCCACTGTGCAAACTCATTTGTTTCGTTATCAAGTATGCGGTACTTCCTCTTCTGGTCCTCTGTAAGGCCCTCAGCTATGATTACCTCAACCTCATCCCATTCAAGCTCCTCTGTGACTGCTCTGAACCTTGTATGGCCTGCAAGGATAACCATATTTTCATCTACAATAATAGGAGCTAAATATCCGCACTGCCTGATACTTTCAGCCACTGCCTCAACTGCTCCGTCATTGTTTCTCGGATTATTCTCATAGGGAATAACCTCAGTTACCTTTACTTTTTTAGTTTCCATTTCTGCCTCCTTTTATATCCCTTTCCACCGGGTAGGGAGTGTGACACTCCCCGTATGACCAGTACGCCCTCGGGTACCCGGCTTTGACCTCGGCAGAAAGGACAATATTATAGTTACATATTTCCCGGGCATTGTTGGGTAAATAAAAAAGGCACCTTTTCAGGCGCCTTATCTATATAACTCTTTCCTTGTTGGTATGTAGTTTTCGCATATGCATCCATCCGGGCAATAAAGAGAAATACTACCATTTTTATGAATAACACACTCACTTGCCTCAAGTCTCTTTGCATATCCGTAAATTGCTTTAATCTCATCAGATCCTAATCTCTTACAAAAATTTGTGAATTCCATATTACTTAACCTCCTTAACACTTCCAAATAAATTAAACTTTTCACAGTAGGCTTTTCTTATAACGTCCGCCTCCTCTATACAACTGCACTCAACTATAAAACCATATACCTTGTTTTCTGTTAAATTATCTTTGTAAAAACTAATCTCAAATCTTTTCATTTCTTTCTCCTCCTGGTTCCCGGGAGGCTTGCGCCTCCCTCATATTATGCTATTGTTTCAATAAACTTAACTGCCGCCTTAACGGATCTGAAAGTGTGGAACTCTTTCCATCCCTTACCCTCTCTCAATGAGATGTGGTAAACACCCTTTGTGCCTTTCATTCTGATAATATCAATTCCGTTTACTGTCTTAACTACTTCGTACATATTGGTTGCCTCCAAGTGATTTATATTTGTTCCTTACATCTATTATATTATCATAGGTTATCCTATATGTCAGCGCCCTGTGCGAAAGTTGTGCATATAATTTTTAACAGAAAAAAAGCACCTTTTTTAGGCGCTTTTTTCACTCTACTCATTTATAAATTTTATCATCAGATCCGTAATAACTGCCGCCTGGCTCAGGTTCCTTTTGCCACATTCCCGGGCAAATGCCTCCGCCACCTCTTTTTTAATCTTAAAGGCCTTAACTACTAATCCCGCCTTTTCTCTCCATCTTTCTGATGCCTCACTTTGTTTGTTCATTTTATGCCTCCTATGTAAATAACTTTAATGCCTCATCCAGAGTATTTGTCTTTGCTACTACAGTACCCATAATATTAAAAAGGTTTCCCATTTCCTTAACTGTACATCCGCTCTTTCTTTCAATAATTCTGTAATAACCATCCTGGCTATCATAATACTTTACTGCTGCATCTTCATAAGTCTTTGTAAATTTCATATCTGCCTCCATTAGTGTAATGCCTTATTTCATTATCTATAATATCATAGGTTATCCTATATGTCAGCCCCTTTTGTGAAAATAATTACACTTTTTTACAAAAAAATAGAGCGGATATTTTCCGCTCTATTAGTTCCCATTTTAGGAAGTAATCACACTTTCCAGCTCTTTCCGCAATCCTGACAAACTGCCATTGTTTTACTCTTAATTTTTCCCTTGCCGCCAAGTTTGGGAATTAAAAGCCACAAACCGCAAGTACATATAATTAAAAATAATCTGCCTAATCTTGCAATTAATCCGGGCTTTTTAGCGTGGATCGTGCTATTAACCATTGATACATTTACATTACTGCTGCCGCATTTTGGACAAACCATTTTTGTCTCCTCCTTATTCTGCCTGATAACCACATCATAACGCTAAAAGAAACAAAACTGCAATACTAAAATCCTGAGTCTTTTCCTACTGCCTTAATAAAATCCTGTATCCATATCTTAACCGTATCATATGAATAATGTAAAACCATTGCGGCACCGGTTACTGTATGCGTCTGATCTATCAGGACCATTTTAACAGCCTTAAGTTTTGCCTCATCCCGGGGATTATTCAGCTTTTCCATTTCTTTCTCTATGGCATTCCATTGGAGCATTGCTATTATTGACTCCTCTTTTTTTATCCCCGGGTATTTCTTAATCCTCATTTTGATATAACCATAATAATCATTTTTAGGTGTGCTGCTCATTTTGTCTCCACTTTTATTATGCTCCCTTTACCCTTTTCTTTCTTTTCTTCTTGGATCTGTTCTTATTCATTCCGTACTGATTAACTTTCATTCTGCTCCTTTAACTGTTCCTTTGCATCGTTAATTGCATCACATAATCTGCACCAACCAACAACCTTGTCATCTATTACTGCAACAGAATCCTCTCCATTTCCGTACCATCTTTCTTCCCAATAACCTTGGGGAATAATATATGCATCATTTTCTTCGTCATATTCCCAATTATCTGTATCTAACCAACAATAATCACTATCCTCAGTATTGGTATTTCCGTCAGTATAAAAACCACGAACAATAGTATATATATAACCTTTTCCATAACTAAAAGTTTTCTTTGTTAAAATCAATATAGGTTCTTCATTTGTTGGTGTTGTATCATTTATCCATTTCATTTGTTCTTCTCCTTTAACAGCTTTTCATATCGTCTTAAATATTTTACATATTCTTCTTCCCAAAGCATTAAGAAATGTTTCCATAGCCTAATAGGATTTCTGTCACTACAACTTAAATTGGGTGCATCTATTAGAAATGTAAAAATATAATTCTTATTAAGCACAAGGTAAAAACAAATATATAATTCTGCATCCTCTCCCTCTATGCCTATCTTTTTTTCTGCTGAAAACAACTTTATTTTCTTCATTTCTGCTCCTTAAAATAATTTGTACGGACTATATTCCATAATCTTTGAATAAACCCCACCCGTTTGTTTATCCATTTTCTCTGTTATGAATTTGTTAATTTCGTATCGTACTCTGTCCTTGTGCGCCTTGCACTCTTTTCCGCAATAATTCTTTTTTCTGCACTCATAACAAAGTCCTTGTTCGTTCCATTGTTCAGCACTCATTTCTGCTCCTTTAATTCGGTCATATATAACCCTATCTGTTCCCTTGTAACGTCAACAAATATATTTTGTCTATATAATCTTATATATCCATTGCGTTCGCCTATATCTTTCCAACGTGTGTTAACATTAAAAAATATTGTTGCGTGTTCATATTCAAGACCGAACTGAGTTTTTACCCTATATATCTTCATTTCTGCTCCTTATAACCAGCTTTTACCATATCGTTTAACAAATCTGCTCCGGGCATTCTCCGGGCTTAATCCGTAGGCTACCGCATCCCGCTCCCAGAGTGCCTGGCCTAACATCTTACTCAAGTGCTCGGCAGCAGTATTTCCATGTATACCCTTGGGAGTAACTGTATGGCAATTATCACAAATCGGTATATAAAGTTTATCCTCATCTGCCAAAGCCCTCAGACCATACCCAAAGATTAAATGATGGTTTCCTGTGGCTCGTCTTTTACCACACACTGCGCAGTATTCAATCATCCTGTGCGTCCTCCCATCCTTTGGCGTATGATCCCTTGGCTATCATATCCACCATTTCAGTTAATACCGCTTTAAACAATATTTCCGCAGACTGACTTTTAAGGTGCCCTACAACTGTATGAGTATTCCCCTCTATTACTGTCAGGCTTGCATTTTTTCTGTCCGGGAAATGCTCTATACCAATACCCTTACCGTTAACTGTTACCTGCATTACTCAAACTCCTCCATACTATTACCCTTGGATACCTGGTACTCAATAAAGTCCTTTATAATGGACTGTTTAACCTTGGATGTTTGAATAACCGGGGAACCGCAATACTTGCAATAATATCTAAAATCCTCTCCCAAATTTACACAGCGCCTATCTAAAAAATGCCCGCATTCCAAACAATAAAAACGATTTTTACCCGCCATATTATTCCTCCATCTTAATCTTGCCATCCGCTACCATCTCAATAAATACCCTGATAGCATCACAAGTATCTACCTTACCCAGCGCCTCTTTAAATCTCTGTGCTAATGATGTTTCCACCATTGTACCCATTAATACATAAAGTTCATCCTGCTCCATACTCTCCTCCTGGTTCTTATATATTGCTATTTGTTGGAATAACTCTTGGCTGTTGGTATACCATCAAAATACTTGCAATCAATCTCTATGCAAAATGCTTGATTTTCAAGTAACTTTTGCTCATTCATCATTTTCATTTGCAACTGTTCACAGTCTTTTCTGTACTTGCATATCTCTTTGTGTTTACAATCTTTACAAATCTTCATTTTTGCTCCTTTAACAGCTTTTCATATCGTCTTAAATATTTTACATATTCTTCTTCCCAAAGCATTAAGAAATGTTTCCATAACCTAATAGGATTTCTGTCGCTATAACTTAAATTGGGTGCATCTATCAGAAATGTAAAAATATAATTCTTATTAAGCACAAGGTAAAAACAAATATATAATTCTGCATCTTCTCCCTCTATACCTATCTTTTTTTCTGCTGAAAACAACTTTATTTTCTTCATTTCTGCTCCTTTAACTTTTCTGCGACTTCATCAATAAAAGTAAGTGTATAGCTATTAAATCGTTCTATATCTTCGCATGCTTCTTCTTTTAATAAATTTGCAAACTCATCAATCGCATCCACAGCCGCATCCTTAAGCGCCTTTTCAAACAACTCATTAAACCTTGCTATTTTATCCCCGGGAACCGAATTTATAAGGTTTTTAAGTTCAAGTATTTCCTCAAAACTCATCATCTACCTCCTGAATTTCTGCCTTTAGTTCCTGTATTCTTTCCTCTATGGTCAACTTCACAAATTCCAGAGTAGGCATTACCACCTCATCAGGATCATCAATATATGCATCCTCCTGTAAAGTAATCTTTTCGTACAATGATGCCAGCTCCTGAATTTTTGCCCGGGCTTTGGCGTTTATCACCTGCTGCTTAATTCTTTCTCTTGAATTCATCCCAATTTCCTCCTTAAAAATTCTGCTGCCTCATTAAAATCCGCTTTAATAAGTTCCTCTATAATTTTCTCAACCTTTGCGGTATGGTATCGGGAGTCTCTGCCTGTTTCATCATATACATCCTGGCTTGCCGCTACTCTTTCCACGTTCAGATTAACTCCCAGTTTTTCATTAACCTCTACCGCATAATCATCCATCCTGATATAATGCTCACCCATGTAGTCCACATCCATTACATCATTTACAATCTTTTGGTACCTCTCCAATAACCGGGCTGTACGCTTTTTACCAAAACCATACTCCTCACGCAAACAGTACAAAAAACAAACCGTTATATTGTTATACATATTCTGGCATAACTCATCCCATATTCTTCTCAGTTCTGCCTTTGTTACCGTCATAGGAATTTTAGTAATATTCCTGCGCTTGATTTCCTTTTCAAGCCCCTCAATACCATCCTTTTTAGCTATTTCATATGCGTATGCCATTCCATTCATACGCTGTTCAAATTCTTTATCCTTTGCCATTGGTCTGTGTTGCCTCCATAATCTTATAAACTGCCCTCTGCATAGTAGGTGACATTCCCCGAAATAACCTCACTATATCGTGATATTTATATTTCTTTTCATATTCCGGGCATTCATCCTGTGGAAATGGTTCCCTACATTTATCAGCTCTTTGGCAGTCAGTACATAAGTTTCTCATTTCTTAACGTATACTGTGCAGTGCGTCGGATCAGGTGATACCAATATTCTTGATGTACCCGCCTTTGCCTGATAATCACATAGGCCGCAGTGGTCATTTGCAAGCCCATATTTACAACTTCTTGCCACTTTCAAAGTACAGTTAACACTTTCCCCGGGCTTTAATGTAGTAGCCTCTTTAACCTTTTTAGGCTTTATATCAAAGTGATGTACTTTCCTGTTTTTGGTATACCTGCGTTTTTCCATCCTTGGAATTAATCCCCTGTCTTTCGCTCTTCTTATATACGTATTAACCGTATTGAAAGATTGATTAATATCAACCGCTATCTGACTTATGGTTTTTTCACTTTTCAGGTATTCCTCTCTTACATATGCCTTTTCTTCTTCTGTCATCCCATACCTCTATAAAAAACTCATTTGACCTTTTAATTGGCCATTCTCATCCAGATCAGGATTTTCCTGCTCTGCCTTTTCTTTTGCGAGTGCCAAGGCATCCGTATCATTACCCATTAATGAAATCCTCATTGTTAACAGTTCCCATAACCCATTGTTTATGGCAAAAGCCCTCGAACCTATTACAAAATTCATCACATCCATTTCAAGTAACCTCTTGGGTATTACATCCGTTTTAATACCCCAGTATGCATTACCTGTTTTGTATACAGCCTCAATACTGTTAATAGGTTTGGCTATTGTTATCCATCTCGGTTTACCAACCTTTACCCTGTCCTCCCGGGCGTGGCTCCCTATCTTGTAGGTTTCTACTAACCTGGCACCTCCATTGGAATAATCCCTAATTTCCAAAACCAACTCCCCTAACTGATGATTTAATTTTAAAAACTCACTCAGTTTCAATCTTTTCCACCTCCAAACAAACCACATCATTTTCCAAATAACAGAAATCCGTTTGTACTCCTGCCTTTGCAAGGCCTTTCATTGTATCAATCAAATCATCCTCATCCTTACAAAAAATTCTGTCTCCTACATTTAACATAACTACTCCTGTGCCAAATCATTTAAGGTTTTACCGTTTACCGGGCGCCATAAGTGCAGGCAGTTTTCCTGTATATTAACGTAATGACTCTTGGGAGGGTGTATCTGATATACTTCCTCCTCATCATCAAAGAAAATATCCTTTAACTCACACATATCGTCCCATGATGGAACCCTGAATTTGTGCACCGGGGAAATTGATACGTGCTCATATCCCGCCTCATCTCTCCCCGATACAAAAGTACAACTGCCTACCATCTGCAGCTTAATCATTCCGCTTTTCATCCCGGGCACAAACTCCGTAACATTCCATACCCTTGGATCTGAAAATATAACGTTATCGTCTCTCAATGCCTCAGCCTCCTGTTAATAATTTTTCTATGGCATCCATATCGTAATTAGTTCTCGTTTCAAATTGAAAACTGTTTTTAGATGCTTTCCTTTTCTGCTCGTCTACTGCATCAAAAACCCATTTACGAATGCAAAGGTTATGACTTTCATTTTTATACCCGGGCTTTTGCTCTATATACTCATCAAGAAATTTAATAGCCTCATCTCTCCGGGCAGATCCGTAATCCTTGCCAAGTTTTACAAACTCATCCTCTGTAAGTTTTACGTGCTTATACTCACCAAAAACAATTTTGGGAGGTGTATATTTATTATTCTTTACTTTCTTTACTTTCTTTATTTCTTTAGTTGTGTCCGCTATCTGTCCACCATCTGTTATGCTATCTGTTATGTTATTTGTTACATCTGTTGAACTCACACATTGAAATTTGTCATAATTTACAATAGTTATAACTGTTCTGCGAGTTGTTACAGATGCCCTAACCATTTGGTCACTTTCCAACAACTTTATAAACCGGGAAACTCTCTGCCTTGACCAGTGCCATCTTTCAGCCAAATCAGAAAAACTTAAATTTACATCCCCTCTTTTGCAGATGATTACGGAACCTTTATAAGATGTTTTCTTATCCTCATAATTGGCCAAGAATAATAAATCAATCCATGCCCGGGCTTTGTCATATGGTTCATCCTGCCATAACCAATGCTCCTGTATATTTCTATGCAGTTTTATCCAACCCTCAGCCATGCCTAAACCTCTGTAATATGTATTCCGTACTTTTGGAGCATCATCTTGCGCTTGATTACATACTCTGGCGTTTTGACGCCTTTTGTGTCCTCTACTATCATTATTCCCTGGTTGTAGTAGACAAAATCCGCAACATATACGCAGCGCCTCTCCGCAAGTTTTCCGTCAATGTACTGAGTAGGAATAAGTACAAACTCCACCTGTCTCTGCAGATCCGTGATTAATCCCTGCTCCTGAAGTTTCTTGAGCTTTATCCATTCCTTATACTCTTTCCGGGAGTCAAATACTCCGTCCTCAGTCTTAACCTTAATTGCGTGGTATTTGTTCCAGCCGCATCTTGTACCTGCCATACTCTGCCTCCTTGCCATACCTTGTTATTGTTTTCTCCGGGATTGTACTAATCGGGTACCCCTCTTTTCTTAACTTTGAAATAATATCTGAAATACGTGTGATGCCATATAAATCAATGGCCTCAAGATTTGTAATGGTTTTACCATCCAATAAATGACTTAAAATAATATCTTTCTGACTCATTTATGCCTCCTGCATATGCCATCCTTTAACCCATTTGTTTTCTTGCCAAAACAAAAAATCTTTTTCTGCAATATACATTTGCCCATTAATCTTATTTGCCTTAAGTCGCCCTGCCTTTATTGCATTTGAAATATTTTTTTGTGACATTGAATGTTTATCAGCTAAATAGCGAATAGTTTTATAATCACCAATTTCATCAACTCCCCTTTTTCTCCCTGCCGGTTTTCTCCGGGGCTTATTTAAATCACTTATTTTAATTCCTGAATGCATCAAACTATGACATGAGGTACATAAACATACCAGATTACTTGTTCTGTTTGAACCACCTAAAGCTAATGGAACAATATGATGAATTACTAACTCACTATCTGCTCCACAATTAGCACATACTTTTAAATTCATTCCTGCACTAATCATTCTTTTGCGTAAAATATTTGTATTAATTCTCTTTTCCATTCTTTTCCCATTCTTGTAATACAGCAGCTAACTCGTCAGGCGTCCAAGTATCTATATTAAGCGCCTGTGCCTGCTCCACAGTTTTATCAATCAAATAACCCATCTGTGCCTTATCGTAATGACTTGAACCCACATAGCACCTAACCTCTACCATTCCGTCATCCCCGGGAAACTCATCCCACGCCTCCGCTAACCGGTATGAGTCCTTTAACATCTGCAATGCCTCCGGGATTACTTTTACATCAAAGAAAACTCCGTAATACTTGATTAACCATAAGTATATGGTTTCCTTATCAGATCCAAGTGCTACCGCTATTTTTCCAACCAATGCCCAAAAATAACCATTTGCCGATAAACTCCGCTTTTCGTGGTACTTCTTAGTTTCTATTACCAGCTCGGCACCTGCGTAACCTTTGAGATTTTCAAGTGCTTTATAATCATCCTCAACCTCAAAGGTTATTGTCAGGTTACCCTCTATGGTTCTGCCTGGTCCTACATACTTACCTATAGTTCTCATCTTGATGGAGCAAAGGGTAAATCCTCATCTATACCCTCGGGAATATTCATAAATCCATCTGCATCTGCGGGAGGATTATCATTAACCTCTGCATTAGATCCTGATTTCTTTGCCTCACAAAACTCCTGGTCCTCTGCTATAACTTCCTCTGTGTAAACCTTTTTTCCATCCTTATCTGTATAGGAGCCCGTCTGAATTCTGCCTGTTACCAAAATCTTGGAACCCTTTTTTAAATATTTTTCTGCAAAATCTGCTTTCTTATCCCATGCACTGATGCGGATAAAATCTGCAGTAACCTGACCATTATTTCTTGCAACCTTACGGTCAACTGCCAAAGTGTAATATGCTATAATATGCTCACCATTGGGTAAACCTCTTACCTCAGGATCTGCTGTTAATCTTCCCATCAAAATAACCTTATTCATTAATTTTTCCTCCGTGACTTTCAACAAAATTTATATAATGCTTACATGCATCTGAACTCATCTCTGTAAGACTGTTAACCTTATACTTACTGCATAACTTTTGAATATCATCCGGGCTAAATCCGTGCCTATTAACATATCCCAAAACTGTCGCCCTTAACTGTGCTTCTTCAATAGCTACATCCTGCTTGTCATCCTTGGGTGCTGCCTTTTTCTGCGGCTTGGATGTTGTGGCCTTTTCAGTAGTCCACACTACCTCTTTTGTTCTTGAATTGATAATGGTTAAAATACGAATGTTTCCAATTTCGTCATAACCAATATCCAAAACCTTATATTTCAAATCCTTATCGTCACTGTTAATCCATACGAAAGGAGTAGTATAAAGTTCTCTGCCTATTCCCCAACAAAAACAAGCTCGTTTAAAACTATCAGACGCAAGCCCCTTTTGTTCTTCTGTGTTTGACTCTGTGCCTGTGTCCTCTTTTTCAATCCACTGTTTCTTATCTTCATCCCAGATTGAAACCACACAGTTAGCGTTATCCCGGGAGTAATGCTTTTGCCAGTTTAATGGTCCTACCGTTTCATCAAGCAGTTTCTGATCTACCCGGGCATCCTTATAAAGCAATAACTGATAACCTGTAACATCACCATTTTTATCCTTTTTAACGTGCCCTACACGAACCTCAATTTCATCCGCCTTTAATCTTCTAAACTTATTCATAGAAACCTCCTACATAGGCAAACATTCAAACTCAATTCCTACGGAACTCATATACATCTCAAGTTTGTTTCTTGCGTCCTCAGTCATAGTAATCGTGTAGGCATATTCTTTAACCGGGGCTCCGTCATCCTCGGGAATAAGGACCGCTACCGCATCAGCTTTAGCCTTTTCCACTGCCTCTGCCTGTGCCATCTCTGCCTCAATCTTGGCACGCTCCTCTGCTCTTATACGCTCCTCTGCCTCACGCTGAATTCTTGCCTGCTCATAGGCTACTATTTCACGTTTCTGCTTTTCGTAATTGTTAAGGAATACAATGCACTCGGTTAAATTCAAATTCTGTCTATAAAGTAAAAGTGCATCCTCTTCCTTATCAGAACCGAAACCCTTAATAGTTTCATATGCCTGTTTAGCCTCAAGTTTACGAACCATTATTTCATCCCTTATATCCTTTTCCTTAAAGGTGGCATTTTCCCACTTGGGATTGTAGATATGCTTTAAAGGTAAAACCATCTGCCATTCTTCCTCCGGGATTGTCTCCTCATAAATGGCCTGGATAGTTAACTTCTTAGCCTCTATTCTCTGCTCCTCAAAAGCGGTAATCTGATCATTGATAAATGCGATAGGTTCGTCATACATCTTTAATAAAGAATTTGCCCGGGCAAAAAATTCCTCATAAGGTTTCATGTACTCCTTTTTCAGATCCTTAACCCTGTCACCAAATAACTTTTGCTCCTTGCGTAACTGCGCTACCGTTTCCTTGGCATCCTTTTTTGTTTCCTCAGTAAATACCATTCTGCGGTACAGTTCCAACTGCTCATTTAAATGCGCCTCTATAGCCTCAAAATCGCAATCTATAATGGCACCCTGTCTAATAACAATTTCTTCCATTGTCCTTTCCTCCTGGTCCTATAAATCAAAATCTGCCTTTTTATCTTTAATGGTCTGCACTACCTCAAGAATAAAGCCCTCATCCATCAACTCTTTACCTCTTGACTCTCCGCATTTGTAACACATAATCACTGCGGTTTCCGTATCGTATGCACCATATCCATCCTTATACTTTTCAGATAGTTCCTGAATAATTCTCATTCCTGCCTCTAAATTGTCATACGGATCATAAATATCTAATCCGTAATCCTTTTTAAGCCTCTCCTGGTTAACTGTAGAAATCTGAAAATATCCAATAGCAGGATGTACTAAATGATGGTCACCCTCTTGCCAGATAAACTCTGACTCACTATCAATAAGGGCATATGCAAAGCGGTAATCAATACCTGTATACCGGGCAATTTCTCTTACCACCCTCTGCTCATTTTCTGTGAGTGGAATATCATTAAATTTCATTTCCACCACTGCCACCGGTTCCTCAATCACTTCCTGTATTGCCTCTGCCTTGGTCATAGGCTTTTCAGCTTTGGTTTCAGATGTGGGAATAAAAATTACTGTTCCCGGGGCTTCTTCCTTGGGTGCCTCTTCTTTTATTCCGTTAAAAATAATCAATGATGCTACACCCAGAATTGCCGCACTGCCTAACACTCTATGAAACATCTTTATTACTCCTCTCTGTTACCTTAATTTCTACCTCTACACCATGTTGCTCAGCCCATAACTGATACAGAATTTTCAGAATTTTTTCTGCGCTTGGTCTTTCGTTCATTTGCGTCTACAATGCCCTGCATATACCCCAAAAGGTACGCACGCTTGCTTTTGGGAACCTTGGTAGCGAGGTTAAGCATCTCTGTTACGTCGGTCTTTTCTCTTTCTGTCATTGCCTTATCTCCTTTCTAAATTTGTACAACCTCTTGGCCTGCGGTTGTCATCATCAGTACCCGGGAGCCACCCGGGCAGACGCCCCACACCGGGGGAAGTGTGGGAGCGTTTCGACTTTAGGCCATTGGTCCCTCAGTTTCATTTATTTCAGAAACCATTACCAAAATCTGCTTTGCTATTTCCTTGGAGTCCTGTTTATACTCCTTTGCGTGTACATCAATTAACGTACACATCTCACATAAAAAGGCGGGTGTATCAAGCTTGAGTATTTCAGGTACTACTTTTTCCATTACTTCCTTTGCCTTATCCATTTCCATAAAAAACTTAATCAGATCCTCATTACTATTAAGTGCTACCTCTATCATTTTTTAATCCTCCATATTCTCAAAGTGTGCTACTGTGCATCCGTAAAACTGTTTTGTAAATTCCTTGTCCGGGGCTCCGTAATAGAACCCCTTAACCTCTACCTTGGTACCGTCCTGTGCCTTGGTTTCTTCCATAATGAAAGTTATATCTGACTCCCGGGAGTAAACTTCATAAATCATTACGCCTCCTCCTGTTCGTCAATAAATTCCTTTGCCTCTTCCATTGTGTTGAAATAAATTTCATCACCACAGAAATCAACTGTTACACTACCGTTTGCGTAAAAGCCTGATGTAATGTAATAACCTTTGTACTCAATTTCCTTAATCATTGGTTCCTGACCTCCTAAAAAATTTTGTAAGTTATTTTTAACTTACTTAAATTATACGTTAACCTACTTAATTTGTCAACGCATATTTTTTAAGTTACTTAAATATTTTTATTTACTTTATGAATTTCTTCATATATAATTAAGTATGAAAGGAGGTAAGACATGACTATTGGAGAAAGGTTTGAATTAATAATCAATGAATTACATTTAAAGAAATCAGATATAGCCAAAACCGCTATGATTTCCCCGGCTGCAGTTACTTACATTTGTAATGGCACCAGTAACCCAAGTAAGCAGACTGTTACTCTGATCTGTAAAGAATATGGAATAAATGAAACCTGGCTACTTACCGGGGAGGGTGAAATGATTGCACCCGCATCCAAAGAACAAGAAATATCCCAGATTACAGCTCAACTGTTTTCTGAAAGTGATGACTCATTCAGATACAAACTTATAAAACTTGTTTCTCAAATGAGTGAAGATGAAATAAAGATGTGCAAAGAATTTATAGAGAAACTTAATAATTAAAAAAAGCCACCTGTTTCCGGGTGGCTTTAGTCTTTACTGTATTCTTATTAATATTTCATAAATAAGTTTCAGTATTTTTTCATCCTGTACATCCTCCAGTAATTTAATAATTTTTTCTTTCATAAGAAAAACCTCCTTTTAATAATTTACCCTGTTTTATCCGGGCATCCTATTATTAAAAGGAACTAATAACAATCTATGAATGCGTAAATTTTTACGCAGGAGGTAAAATGAAAAAAGCAGCTCTATATGTAAGAGTTTCTACACAAGAACAAAAAAAGCACGGCCTATCTGTTGATAGCCAAATTGTTGCTCTAAAGGAATACTGCCAAAAAAACAATTATCAAGTTGTTGGCATTTACAATGATGCCGGTATATCCGCACGAAAAAAATATACCAAAAGGCCCGCCTTACTCAATCTCATAAAAGATTGTCAGGATCATAAAATTGATATTATCCTATTTACCAAATTGGATAGATGGTTTAGATCCGTAGGGGATTATTATGAAGTTCAAAGTCATCTTGACGCCTGTAAGGTTCCTTGGCGTGCCATATGGGAGGATTATGAAACTGAAACCTCCTCCGGGATTTTTAAAGTTAATATTATGCTTTCCGTCGCACAATCAGAAGCGGACCGCACAAGTGAGCGTATAAAATCCACCTTTGAATATAAAAGGGCAAAGGGTGATTATATCGGCTCGGCTCCCTATGGTTACAAAAGAGAAAACAACCAACTTATAAAAAATCCTGAAGAAGCACCTTTTATTGATGCGGTTATTGAAACCTATATACGTACACACAGCACTACCGCATGCATCCGTAAGGCATACGATATGGGCAAAAGTTTTTCTATGTCAACTATTTACCATATCCTTACCTGTGAAACCTACTCAGGCAATGCATACGGATATGCCTGTGAACCTTACATCACACCAGAACAAAAAATCAGGATTGAAGAAATACGCAAAAGTAATTATAGATCCTCAAAGGCAAATCATACTTACCTGTTTACCGGGCTTTGTTACTGTCCACAATGCAAAAGTAATATGCGTGCCAATGCTCCAATGAGGCAAGGCAAATACTACCAAAATTATTTTTGCCCGGGCACCCGTAACCTGGTCAAACATGAATTTATTGGAATGTCAGAAATAAAAATAGAAAAATACCTTTTATCAAATCTCGATACCTTGTTAAGTCAGTATGAGCTTGAATTATCCGTAAGAGTAAAAAATACCGATAGGGAAAACATTGATAAAAAGAAAAATGCCCTGCAGCTTAAACTTGAAAGAATAGGCGTGCGCTACGAGGAGGGTGACATATCCACAGAAGAATATAAAGAAAAAAGGAGGCTAATCCTTGATGAAATAGCCTCCCTTAAATATCCAGAAGAACGCACCTGCATCTCACTCCCCTCAAATTGGAAAGATGCATATCAGGATTTAGATCCTGAGCATAGGCGTGACTTTTGGTTTTCCATAATTAAAAGGATTGAGATTTTACCGGGCTCAAATCCTAAAATTACCTTTTTGTAATAGTCTTACTTTATTTTCGCGCAACAACTGATGCAGATTAATAAAGTAATACATTTATTTAAAAATCATTTTCTTATAATAAGATAGCAAAAAATGAGAAATAAATCAAGAAAAGCCCTCGTTTACCGGGGGCTAATTTCTTTTATTCTTCTTATAACAGATGCATACTCTTTAGGATGCAAAATCTGAACTGCCTCCATATGCTCATCAAGTATATCAAGCACCTGGTCTATGGGTGCCTTTGATACTGCTGAAAGAAATTCAGACTGATCATAGGAATATGCACCTGCTATTTTCATTTCCGGGGTATCATCATCAAGATGGTCCTTAACACAGTAAAGTACCGCTAATTTTGAGCAGTTACTATATGTAGTTTCATTATTCTCTAACCTGTTTATTTCCGCCTTGATTTCCCTGATATCCATTATTTCTTTAAAATCTCCATTGCCCTGCGCAGAGTGTCTTTTTCCTGCGGATTTAATCCGCCCTCACTCATCATGCGCTCAATTCTTTCGGTAACCATTCCATCATCATAACTGTAGTGCCCTCTTACATAATGCCTGCCTCTTGAATTTCCCTGGTAATCTCTGCCATAGGATCTACCACTATTATTATAGAAACCATTATTATAAGAACCATTAGCGCTCCAATCGCCATTGCCGGAATAACCACCATCATCATACATATCAATTTTATGGATATTTTTAATGGTATCCACCAGCTTATGAACTATTTCCAGATCCGACATAGAAATAGTACCCTTGTCTACTATTTTATCAAGTTCCTCGCAGAGCATTTCCTTTAATTCCATCATTGTATCTGTCATTACTGCGCCTCCCTTATTGTTATTAAATTAGCATCATCTACCGTTATTGGCGTTGCCCCTGTATTTCTAACCGAAAGTGTGTAGCAACAATTACAAGGAACATCTATATACACCATAGCTGCCACGTTAAAAAATTCCTCTACTGCAGCAGGTGTAACTATCATTATGCCACCCTGTAAAGCCTCCCCATTTAATGAGATGGCCATAGTAATTGGTCCTACTGTTTCATCTGTTGGAATAGCTACATTTCCATTAAAAAATACTTGGTATCTTCCTCCCTTTAATGTAAAAATGCCTGAGCCGCTCCTATGCCTTACTTTAGGGCAAGGTTCAACAATAGTATCATTAAAAAGAACATTGGCATTAACTTCTACTGTTTGCGGTAATGCGTTAACAAATTCTGCCATAGGACCACCTCCTATGCGTTACAGTAATTGCATCCGCATCCATTGTTATATGGGAAAGTTACCTGCTGCGGAGGCTGTACTACATAGGCCGCCTGAGGACAATGATAACCTAACTGATCAATGAGGTATGCATTCTGCTTTGCCTGTGAGGCCGCCAACTGTAAAGCGTTAATCTGCTGTGTCTGCTCTGCTATTCTCTGATTAAGTGCCTCAACCTTGTTGGCCTGGATAGCATCTAAGATTGCACGGGTACCTGCATTCTGTGAGTCAATAATATCCCGGGTATTACTCTGGTTATTAAAATTAGTCTGGCAGAAACCACTGTTTACCGCATTCTGTACTGCGTTGGAATTCATTGCCATATTGTAATTTACTCCGGCAATAGCCTCACGATTATCACAGCAACACTGCGCTAACTGACTCTGTAATGAATTTACTCCCTGCATAATATTAGCATTTACGCTATTTACTAACTGTGCCTGAGTATAGAAACCATCACACAAACCATTTGAAATTTGCACTCCCTGAGATGCTAATCTGTCAATGCCTGTATCCAACTGACGTGATAACTGGCTGAAATCAGAATTAAGTACGTATGCATCCTGCACTCCGCCTGCTCCGCCTAAAAATCCGTTATTACCCCATCCACCACAAAAGGCAAATAAGAAAAGGATAATAATCCACCAAGCACCATTACCACCAAATCCATCATTATTTCCGCCCATTATTGCGCCAAAATCGGCGGGCGTCATTTCACTTGTTGTTAAACTCATAATTTCTCCTTTTTGGTTTTTATTTATCAAAAATGCGCATTTTTTGAACTCTTACAACCATTTTTGGTTCTTATTTAATAATCCCTGAAACTGTGACGCCATTGCCTGTAACTGATTTAACTGTGCCTGCGTCAATCTTCCAGATGCTAATAACTTCTGTACTTCTTCCCGGGGATTTCCTTTAAAATCCCTCTGAAATTTATTAAACTCCTGTATCATCTGCATTGGATTTTGAAAGTTCATTATTTACTCCTTTCTCCAGCGCCTCCACACGCCTCATTAAGCCCTCTAATTCCTTTTGGTAGTCAATTCCTCCACCTGTCTGTAAAGACGCCTCTGTGGGCGTTTTCCGGGTGTATTCAAAGGTTTCCATAGGCATTGGTCTACCTGTAACATCCGTCCTTTTTTCATAGAACACAGGTTTATTTGCATCCCATAATCTTACAAAAGAATTGGGTGCCACCAGATATGCCTCCGCAGCTATTTCATTCTGTACCCATATCCTCTCGTCAACAGTTTGATAATTGTAAGGTTGATAACCTATCATCTTTCTTTCCTCCAATAATAAATAACTATTTCAGATCCAGAATTCCATGTATCATAAAAGTCTCCATCCACTGATGCGACTACATGACCACTCAATGCAAGTAAATATGAACCTTGCCTGTGCTCGTTGGTAAAGTCCTCTACCGTATAACATCCCGGGCAGTTTACTATATGCTTTGTATACCCGTTATCTTTTAAATACTCTCCCCAGACTGCATTTGAGGAGGGCATATCGTACAGTTTCAATCCGTAAGTACATAGGCCTATATAAACCTCATCCCAACTTTTTCCCATTACTTTTGAGATTGCTCTAACTGTACAATCACCCGCCCTCTTTGCTACCGGATTAGCATTGTATAATTTAAACATCCTTAAATAGCCTCAAATCGTCACAGATCAGAAGAATATGAACTATATACAATATAGGTACCTCCTGGCTCCGGGTATCTCTCAAAATCTTTTCCAATGCATCATCAAAACCCATTTTTATTACTTCCTTTCAAGTAAATCGTAACAAAAAAAGAGCAGGCTAAACTTTCGTTTAACTTGCCCTTTACTGTAAAAAAACTACAATTTAATGATGGTCCATATAAACCTCTTCCGCAGAAAACTTTCTTTCCGGGAATAATTCAGGATGCTCTTTTTGAACCTTGTCATATTTCTGTTTTAGGTTCCTTATCATATTATGCACTGTTGACTCGCTACAGTTTAAATACTGCGCCTGTCTTGTAATAGTCCAAGATTTGCACCTGGTCCTCATTACAAACTCCTCATCTTCTGATAACAATGCCATATCTATGAATGCCTCAAGAATATCCTTAGTCCAAGCTACCTGATGCGCCATTTATCGTACCCTTACTTTCTGCCCTGCCTTAACTTTATTAGGATCTAAAATATCAGGATTTAATATCATTAAAGCTGATACCGTTGTATTGTAGGCTTTTGCCACTTTGGAAAGTGTATCACCCCACTTAAGTACATAATACACCGCACCTGCATTATATTTGGGTATTCCGTATCCGTGAATATATTTCCATCCTACTTTAATAGTTCTCCGGGCGCATACGTGCGCATCACCTTTATTTCCCTCTATGGTAGTAATTGTTTTTCCGTCGCAACTTTCTACAATTCCAACGTGGTTGGAAATACCATCTACATCCTCCGACTCAATCGGATCACGTCCGTTAATGGACCATCTGAAAAATATAATATCCCCGGGGGATGGTATATAATTGTCATCAGGTTCAAACTCACCTTTTGCCTTTAAAAGTTCTATCATCCGGGTACAACTGCATTCCGGGGGAATTATATCTGTATATCCTGCAGTAAATGCTGCTGCCGATACTGTCGCTGCACACCACGCATCTGTATACTTAACCACATACCCGCTTGTTTTTCCCAGCTTGCCTTTTTTCTTTAAATCGGCAATGCCTTTATTGTATGTATCTATAATTCCCCTGTGCTTTGCGTCACCCTGTTTGGCTCCCACATAGCCCTGCATGATAGAAACTATTCTGTATCTTGAATAATCCATATTATGCCTCTTTTTCTTCTAAATGGAGTTGACATACTGCAGAGTGAATAAGTAACTCAATTTCCTCATCAGAAAGACGAATATTTTTTTTGAGTAAATACATAGAAATATAATTAATTACTTCCTGTTTTTTTATCTCACCCATGCCACTCTGTTTATAAATTTCCTCTACACCATGCACTGCATCAATGATTTTATCCATGATGTTTTTGTATCTGCTTGCCTCAATTTTTTCCTTAACCCAAGGAACTATAAACCTTGTAATTAAAGCACATAAAATTGTAATAATAGCTCCAAAAATTTCAAACCAATTGATTGTCATTTTTTATTCCTCCTTTATTCTTCATAAGGTTCCGTAAAGAAACCACAAATAGGTGGTTTGTCAAAATAAAACCACCGTACAGCATAAGAAACTTTAGGTTTCATTATATAAAAAGGACCACCTGTACCAGATGAACGTTTCATAATAATAGTAACAAGGTGCCCAGCATCATTTATGTACAGACCACCTGAAGTATTATTAGCGGTATATCCAGCTATAGTATCATGATCATATGTTCCAAAGATGGCCTCTTTCATAGCAAAGAATGATGCAAAGTCATTAGTATTAGCCGGAGCATTATGACCGTTAATATTGAGTATCGAGCCATTACAGAAATACAATCCATTTGATTGATGATTTCGTACAGCCCATTGTGTTTTTGCTTCATTCGTTCCCGGTGCAAGAATATCCACATATTTGTTGTACATATCACGAGAATAGCCTTTGGCAGCCATCAAATCTCTAACAGTAATGGCACTACTTGTTGCCTCAATAAGCACAAAGTTTGCACCTTCAGGAGCAATAGGTACATATGAGTTACCATTTTCATCTGTAGCAGAAAAATTGGCGGAGGTAAGTTCGGCAGACTCACAACCTGTGGCCACCTGCGTAAGAGATGGAGAAGATATAACAGTAATATTATCCTCTCTTAACAAAAAAGATTTTCCACCTCCTCCTGTGGGTATTGATAAAATCTCACTTGCCAAGTCAGGCACCGGGATTAAATCAGATGTGCCTTTTTTACTCCTGACCGCATTGCCTATATTGGTCAGCGTATTCTCATCTATTACATATTTCATACACTCACACTTTCTGCATTTACCAACTTGGTCAAAACTACATCAGCAATAGCGTTATAATCGGCAGCAGTAATGACATAATCCTCACCATTCTTTCCGGGGGCTCCGTCTTTTCCTGGCTCCCCATCAAAATAGTCTTTACCTTTTACCGGGGTATATCCGTCTTTTCCATCTGCCCCGTCTTTTCCGTCCACTCCGTCCTTGCCATTGGTTCCATCTTTACCGGGCTGACCGTCAAAATAATCTACACCCTTTTGAGGCGTATATCCGTCCTGACCATTAACCCCGTCTTTTCCGTTTGTTCCGTCTTTACCGGGTGCTCCATCCTTACCGGGTGCTCCATCCTTACCGGGTGCTCCGGGTGTTCCCGGTTCCCCGGGCAATCCTCTCAATTCCTCTTTATGGTCCTCTACATAATCCTGAACCTCGGCTCCTATTGCCTCTGTTATTCCTAAATCATCCAGAGATTTATCACCCTGCAATACCTGGCCATTAATCATAGGTTTATTGGTAAGCAGATTATAATTTTTAGTTCCTCCGCCTCCGCCACCTGTATTAATTACATTTTTGGTCTGAACCTTTACTGTGCTTTCTGTACTTCTTACATTCATAGGAATATTACTCATTTGTAATCACTCCTCCCTGCAAAATCCTGCGCACATCCATCCGTACAATATCGGTATCAAATGCCTTTCCTGTATCAGTCAGGAACCTGATTTGTGCCTCCACTTCCCCGGGAATAAACTGTAACGTTTCCTCCTGCGTCAGCTCCACTGTTACCGTCTTTTCTTCCGGATCTATGGATAACTCTGACATTACCCACGTACGCTTGTTATGGGCTCCCTCAATGGTTAACCACATAGCGCTAATATTCATCAGATCCATTTCTGTTTCCAATGAAAATGTTAAGGATGGGGTAGAACCCCTTGAAAACTCGGTCATATTATTCCTCCTCCTCTTCTTCTGTTCCCATCTCTGCCAGAGTCATTGTTAACTTATTAGCCTCCTCGTTTTTCTTGCCAAAATGAGCACGCAATAAATAACTGCCATATTCTCCTGTTATGCCACTAATTAAGGCAATAACAACGCCCTCCGGGACGTCTACCCCGCAAGAATACAGAATAAACGCCCAGATAATCATGCCAATATTAAATACCGTTAATACAATAATCAGGATTTTTGAAAACTGTGTTTTTCCCATTAGTTCGCCACCTTTAAAGGAAGATTATCAATTTCCTTTTTTAATTTATCTGCGTACCCGTCGCCATCCAAGGCCTTGTACGTATCATATGCCTCGTTAAATGCTTTTAACTGCTGCGCCGATACAGATCCACTACTTACCAGACCCTCCCCGTACATTCTTAAAGCATATAGCAGGCAAAATTTTATTCCGTCTTTCATAGGATTTTTTCTGCTCTTAATCCAATCAATAAAAACATCAATAAGTTTTGTGATTATGCCGGAGGCTATAATCGCTATTACTATTTCTTTCATCAGTTCTCCCCTCTGTCAAAAATCTCATTTTGATAAATGCCACCATTATTATTTATGGCCATTACATTCAGGTGCTTGACGGTTGTATCTTTCATAAATGACCCCATATAGCTATGGAAACTTGCTACAGCATCCGCCTCTGTTTCACATTCGTAAATGGCTTTCTTATCCGCAGTTCCGTTGTTATATACAGCTAATAAAATAACGTAATATTTCATCATACCCTCCTAATTTTTAAAACCGATTATTAATCGTGGAATAATGTATGTATTTCCTGTTGTAGCAGTATTTGTTCCATATGTGGCATAATATGTTCCATCATCAAAAGTGACGGATTTTCCTGAAACATTTGTTATGTTTCTTCTGTAATTACGATATGTTGACAGACATATTGTTGCCCCCATTGCTCCATTCGTTGGAATCATTACCATTGGCAGAAAATATTTTCTTGCATTTGCTGAACTGCTACCATATGCAAATATGACACCTATATAATCATAGTTTTCTACATCATCCGAAAGCGTTATGGTTTGTGCCGCAAAGGATGCAGATGGGCTTTGATTTTCCCATAAAACAACCGGGGCAGAACCTCCGCCAACCTCATAAGTGACTCCATTTACTTTTAAACCCTGCATATGCCCTCCTATGAATAAATAGTGAGTATTCCTGTTTCCTCATCATAATCAGATTTCAAACCTGTATTACTTGATGATCCTGTTTCATCCTCACTCGTCATTGAGTCAATTAAATTATCAATTCCTGATAATTCACGCTTTTCTATAAAACCGACTATTTGCCCCTCGTCTGTTTCAAGAATAACCACATCACCAGCCTCTAAATCCGGGCGCCCTGTCAAAGTAAGTTCCATTGGCATATATGAAATATTGCTCTTTATTTCTTTTTCCATTTCCGCCAGTATTGCGTTTATTTGAGAGTCTGCATATGAATTGTTTTGAATAAAATAATTGAAAGTTATAGAGTACGTTCTATGAGTTGCTTTGCTATAATTTTCATCTATTATTCTTTCAACAAATTTGCTTACTCCTCCTGGATTTTTATAAGTACAAATTAATCTGCCAATAGGTAAAGAGTAATCGTCATCATACCACAATGTTTGGTAGTCTTTTCTTAATAAAACATCCGCAGGATGCTCAAACATATCCGCTACACTGACTGTATTAAATACCCCATTTCTATCTACAGTTCCTATTTTTCCAGTAAGTTCACAATAAGCTGCGTAAGCACTACGAAAATCATATCTTGCCAACTCATCTACATTGGGTATATAAAAATTTTTTGTTTTTGTACTTACCTCTGACTTAATCGTTATTTTAGATGAACCAAAACGCAAAGAATATAAATACGCATTTGCATTAGAATGCGCATATGGTACCTTTGCATACTGTATTTTTAGATCAATTGTTGAGTCCTGCGCAACCTCAACTGTATCGCCATCTTTTACTAAAGCAACAGTATGCGGTACTCTGTAATCCTCATCAATTTGATGGTACTGGTAATATCTTGATCCTGTCTCAACAACATAATAATTGTCCTCTTTAGCATCTAAAATATTTCTAAAAGCTACATCTGTATCTAAAGAGTAATAATCTGAAGTTGACTCCGGGTAATATTCATATTTGAAAAAATTAGCACCTAAATCATCATATTTAATTTTTTCAATGAATTTTACTGCACCGTCATTTTTCAAAAAGTCATATATAGTTTTCATATCCCTGACATAATTAGGAGTATGCATTTCTTTAATAATTGTAGTGCTGCCCTCAAATCTATCAACCGAAAATCTTTCAAACTTGAAGTATACTATATACAATTTGTAAGTATGCCCATTTTCAGTTTCTGTTATTATATGAGTAATTTCATCTCTGTGAGATACTTCTGGCCCGTCCTCAAATTCATTTATTTCCGGGTGCATAATATACGGAAGATTTCTAACATCAAAATAGTTATTATAACCTGTAGTTCCATATATACTTTTAAACGTTGATAAATATGAGTCAGGCAACTCAAAAACTGCCTCTGAAAAAGCAATAACCCGCCTGTAATTCATATCTGCCTGTTTCTTACAACTATCCACCACAAAAACACCATATGGAACCGGGTAAACATATGCATCCAGATCCTGACGATATACCGCACCCTCTACTGTTTCCGGGCAGTAAATTTCCAAACTTGCCTCTATTGTGCATCCTTTGATTTTCCCAACTCCAAAGGTTTCAAACTCCAGCACAGGCGACTCACATAAACCAAACTTTAATTTTTCCTCTGAGCATATACTTTCAGTTAGTGTTACAGACTCCTCCGTTATATTCTCGTTGGTTATATCTCCCCTCTCACCATTGGGGAAATGTACCCGGAAATTCTTCCGGGTGCCATCTGCTTTTAATAATTCCTTAACCTCTTCGGGTATATTAATCATTTAAGCCTCCTCAATTTCTACCTTGAATTTATGGAACTCATACCGGTCACTTATGCGTACCTTTTTCTTTGATAAAAACTCAAAATATACATCCAATTCTGCTGCCCTGTTTAAATTGGAAATCCATAAGGTTATATGCAGTAAGTTTCCTGTTTTATTTGCCTCCATAAGGTTAACAAAATTTGTCAGATCCTCAGGCTTTACAAATACCATTTGGAAACTGCCTCTAACCTTTTTGGCCAAAGGAATTTTATGCAGTTTATGGTTTCCATCATAAAATTCCTCTGTCAGTTCCTCCTGGTTAACCTCGTAGGAGGTTTCGTTAATATATTCAGTTATATCTGTACCGTTAATACTTGCTAACATTTAACCTCCTACGCCATAGCCAGAACATTCCGCCCTGTGGCCCTTGTATTAATCCTGTTCTGCTGATTTACCAGCTTAAATACGCCCTTGGCATCTCCCTCAAGAAATACCTTGTTTTCAATAATGATAGGTTGCTGTGATACATCTCTGATACCACTTTCCTCGCCCGTAGATGCGCTTGGTTTGGTTTTGCCTGTAAGATATTCACCTATATCAAATGCATCCTCTATGGCGCCTGTAATAACATCCTCATTATCTCTAATGCCTTTGGCAAATAAATCCATCATATCCGGGGCGTATGTATGGAAGTTTGAGAGCGGACCTTTTTCAGGTTCAGAGAAACCTAATATCTCTTTTATCTTTTTAGCAACATCTCCCACAACCTCCTTAAGGTGCTCTATCTTATCCTTAATACCCTGGATGAAATTATCCAGCATATCTTTACCCCAAGTTTTGGCTTTATCTACTATTTCAGTAAACTTCTCACTTATTTTTGTCTTAAGTTCTGTAACCGCACTTGTCATTTTTGAGAAACTGTTTTTAAATCCCTCACCGACTTTGGTAATTAATTCTTTACCTGCCTCTTTCATTTTCGGCCACATTTCCTTAAACTTTTCTTTTGTCTTTTCAATAATCTCCGGCACCACTGCAATAATTGCGGTAATAATTTCCGGGAGTGCCTCAATTAATGCCACAAATAACTGAAATCCTGCATCTATCAATACCGGGAGGTTATCAAGTAAACATGTAACCACTGCAGAAACTATATCAGGAAGTGCCTGTACCAAAGCGGGTATGACTATCGGGATGGAGTCAATGAGAGCAGTAAATAAACTTATTCCTGCCTCTAATATGGTAGGCAAATTCTCAGTTATTCCTGTTGCCAAATCCTGCACCATAGTAGGGAGCCACGCTATTATTGTAGGCAAAGCCTCAATAAATCCCTGTAACAATCCATATACAAGCTCATATGCCGCCGCTATGAACTCGGGCAAATGCTCTATTAATTTATCTGCAAGTATTAAAATGGTATCTACTATCTGCGGTATCAGAGTAGGTATCATTTCAATTAATCCATCAGCTACCTCCTCCGCTATTTCAATAATTGCATCCAGAATATCCGGGAGCATCTGTAAAAATGTATCTAAAATCGTAGGTAATACATCCATTAATGCGGCAATTATTGCGGGAGCATTCTGTACCAAACCCTGCACAAAAGCAGTAATCAGCTTGGTTCCCACTTTCAAAAACATAGGTAATTTTTCGGTAAGCATCTTAATAGCATCCTGGAGCACTTCACCCAGTACATCCATAGCGCCATCTATACCACCATTCTCAAATCCCTCTGTTATTCTTGAAATTGCATTAGATCCAAACTTTACAAATTCCCGGGCTGAACCTGTGAGCGTATCTGATACCGCAATCTTTAAACCATCCATTGATGAATTGAAAATATCAATATCACCCTTGAGGTTATCCGTCATTGTATCGTACTGTTTAGCCGCCTCACCTGCTCCGGCACCTGCATTGGCTAATGCCTCCGCCCATTCTTCCTGTTTCTCAATGCCTGTTACGGTCATCTTGTTGAATGCATCCAAGCCCTGAATACCAAAAATTGTATCCTTGTAAACGTTGGCCTCTTCATCACTCATTCCGGATAATGCCGCCGCTAACTCATTTACTACATCATTGAAATCCCGGGCACTTCCTGTTGCCTCGTCATAGGCTTTTACCCCTAACTCCTCTAATGCGTCTGCCGCCTGGTCAGTAGGTGTATAAAGGTTTTTCATTGCCGCCGCTAACGCAGTTGATGCCGCACTGCCTGCCTCACCCTGCTCGGCTAATCTTAATAATGATACCGTCATAGACTCGGCTGTTTGTCCGTATGCCGCCGCAGATGCCGCACCACCTGACATAGCCTCACCTAACTGCTGTACTGATGTATTAGCAAGTGTGGCACCTTTGGCCATTAAATCCGCATAATAACCTGAGTCCTTGGTCTCATCATTGAAACCTTTCATATTACCAGCTACATATGCGGCTGCGCTTGCCATATCCATAGATCCTGCTGCCGCCAAATGTAAAACATCCTCAATCATTGCCATAGAATGCTCTGCATCATAGCCTGACATTGCAAGAATATTTAATCCGTCTGCCGCCTCAGTAGCAGAGAAGTTTGTGGCGCTACCCATTTCCTTGGCTTTATCTCTTAATGCCTGGAACGTATCCCCGGCACCATTAACATTGTTTTTAATATCGTCCATAGTCAGGCCCATTGTTGCCGCTATCTGACTCATTGACGTATCAAATTCTGAACCGGTTGTAACCGCACTTTTGGCAAAGGCACCCACTGCCGCACTACCTGCTGCAACTGCTGCGCCTATTACTTTCATTGAGGTACCTATGCCTTTTTTTG